TCTGACATATTCAATCGAATAGTATTTACCCAAAAATGGATCTAATGCGGTAGCAACTTGGAGACGATTATTCATCAACTCTGCTTGCTTAAGTTCTTCAAAGTGATTATCAAATTGATAATCATATTGAATATGTTCTTGCATCTCTTCCCAATCTTCAGGAGCAATAATTCCCTTTAGAATCAGTTGAGTTTTTAACATATCGTGGAATAATCCACTAAATTTTTTACGAAGTCTCGCAATCCACTTCGCAAATTTAAGCTCATCACGAAGAATTTCTGATGAACGACCTAGAGAAAATCCTTGGTTGGCGTCATCTAAACGTGATGGCGGAAGATTGAGAGAATTGTATAATTTCTTTTTGAAGTATTCAACATCTTTAAGTTCTCCAAGATTTTGACCACCAGGAAGAGTAGTGATTTCAGTTCCTCTACCACCTTCGCGGCGAGGTAACCAGAAATCTTCAAGCATACTCATATGTTTTTTGTCGTCGCGGATTTCTCCAGTAGCAGCATCATATACAAGTTTATTTCTGTAACGCGCCATGGTTTCACGAAGATATTGCTCTGCCTTTACCTTCGGAAGATTACCTACATCAATGTAAAAAATTCTACGTTCTGGTGCGCGTGATAAGCGATAGATAACCAGCGCATCTTCAATCATGCGTAACTGGTTGAGTGCCTTGATAGATTTGTGTAAAAAACTCAAGGTCATTTTTTTGTTATAATCTTGAATACCAGAGGTAATAAAAGTTATAGCATCATTTGCGATTCTAACACCAGTACCCACATTGTTGGTATCAAAAGAAGAAGCAATAAAACCTCTAGGATTATACATGTAGAATTCTACATAGTCTCCAAAATCATATCTTGCTGCTCCATCCATCACTGTAGCGTTAGCAGTGACAGTGCTTAATTTCAAATCTTTATTTTGAACTCGTACCTTTTTAATTTTTAACGGATCTATGTATCTTAGTTCAGTAATACCAGCCTTAGGATTTGCTAAATCAATTACTTTGTGGTAAAACATTCTACCATCTACATACCAAGTTCTAAAAATTTCATGTGCTCTAGTATCAAAAGCAAGAAGTCTTTTGATGTAATCAAATTCTTCACGAATTTTTTTCTTTATTGATTCGCTTACTTCAAGATTAGAAAGTTCTATTTGAACTGGAGAATCATCTAAACTTGAATTAATTGCTTCATTCACAATTTCGTCAATCGCAGAGTCAACTTCTGGATGCATCGCCATATCACGATAGCGCCTAATGAGATCAAACTCATTACGCGCTATACCGTCTATATCTACATACGAACCAAAATAACCACCAGCTACGGTGGTTACTGAATCATCTGCGTTAGGAGGAACTGGAGATTGACCTCTCAGCTCCTCCTGTTTAGATTTAATTGAGAATCCAAATAACTGACTCATGTTTAAAGTTATATCACTTACTCTAGTTATTTATCAACCTTGAATTCCGCTTGGTGATCTACCCTTTCTTCCATTTTCAACTTCCCAGTACTGGAGTTGGAATTCAACTGTAAAGTCTTCAATCTGATCATTGCTATCGTAGGCAAGATCAATTTGAGAAATGTTAGTTGGGAAACAACCCCAAAGAGTATATTCTCTAATAATTGAGCCAGTTTCGCTGCTATCTCTCTCAAGTTGTTTTACGTGAAGATCAGCAGTATATCCTGTTGAAAACTCAGGAACAATCAACTGTGCTTTATTTCCTTCGTGAGAATTAATCTTCGCCATCCAAGATTCCATGTAATGACGAATCTTGAAATCTTTATCATTAATAAATGTTGCTGTCCAAGTATCAAATGTTCTGTCACCAGCAATTTTTACAGTTCTTCCACGGAAAGGAACTTCAATTACACCTAGATTCGAAGCAGGAAGAGCAGCAGACTTACACAGAATGTTGACTAGTTTTCCATCTTCGCTAGAACCAGCTGGCAATCCAGCTGAATTAGGAAACACAATATCAACAAGGAATAGATTAGGTTTTACGCCTTGCTTAATAGTATTGAGAAAATCTTTAACGTTACTTTTGATGGTCATTGTTTGTTTACCTCGTAATTAGTTTTTAAATATCAAGCGACTGATCTAACTACTTCTGAAAACTCTACACCAGATCTGGTAGCAACAAAAGTAATCGTGATGAAGTTAATTGAACGTGTTGGTTTAATATAAAGTTCGGCAACAAATTCGTTTCTATCAATTACATCTGGGGTGTTGTTTGTAGAATCACATACTACAAGATAATCTGTGAGACCTCTTTTTGCCTGAACTTCAGAAAGATATGAAGCTGCTGCGGAATAGAAAGAAGTTCTGGTCGTTTCATCATTAAGTTCGAACATTACAGTTCTTGCTAGTTGACCAATTCTTTTCTCTATAGCAAGGAAAAGACGACGAACATTAATTCTGTCGAAAGCACTTGGAGTTGCTAAAGCAGTTTTATCACCAAACAGAACAGTTCCCTGACCTGGGAATGTAGCAATTGGATTAATTCTCTTAAGATATAATTTATCCCTATCTGCTTTTGATGGAGCAAAGGCAAGTTTTACAACATTTTTAATGTTACCTCTGCTAACACCAGCGGGAGAGAACCAATCTTCTAAAGTGGCGGAAGTCTCTACGCAGAGACCAGCAACGTCTCCATTACATGGAATGTAGCGATATACGTCATTGTACTTATCATAAAGATACTTGTAACCACTATCAAACACAGCATATGAACTGCTGCTACCTACACCGTCGAAGAAAGTGATGATATCATCCCTTTTCGCTGAACTAGTGGAGAGTGAAAGCATTCCACTGTGGGGCGAAACAAAAGCAATACAATCTTTTCTGGAACCAGCAAGCGTAACAACTTTTTGTGCTTTTGTGATTTGGTCTGCTTCTACGGCAAGATTACCACCAGTGAGAATAAAATCAATTGAAATATTTTCTGTGTCATCGAAAAGATCATAAGATGCTGTGATGCTGGCAACTGTTGTAGTGTAAGCATCAATACCACCAGAAAGAAGTACGTCGGATTCTCCAGCAGCTGCATTTTCTGGTCCAGCATAAATGTATTTTGAACGAGAATTGATTACGTTCTTATAAAAAATTGAACTACCCTGCAAATCTTTTGCGGTTGATACGCGAGAAACATATAAAAATGTTTCTAAAATGTTGTTGTTAGCATCTAGAACCGCGATGTGAAGATCATCAGCTCCACCTGGATCGAGAGCAATTGTGCTCCAAAGAACCGTGCCGTAAATAGTTGCTGTTGCGTAGTTAGTAACGCCACCATCTACAATAGCAATCTTAAGACCATTTGCCCAAGTTCCTGCTGTTCTAGCAGCAAATTTGAAATCATATGTACTAAAAGCTGCTTGAAATGCGTCTGTATCTTTGATAAGAACTGGTGTTGCACTTGTATCGTCGCAAGCATTTTTTAAAGCACTGTCTTCAATTCTTACGACATTTAATTGACCACCATATGAAAGGAAGGATTGAGCTACAAACCAATCCTCGTAATTGTTTGCGTTAGGGGCACCGAATGTTTCTAATAATTCTCTTTCTGAAGCGATGCTCGTAATTGATCCTACTGGACCCTGAGCAAAGCTACCAACCAGAGCAGCAACATTTCCTTGTTGATTCACAACTGTTTGATTGGTTAAATCACGTTCTCTTAGAACAATTCCAGGTGATACTTGACCTGCCATGTTTATCTCCTCGTGAAGTAGTTCATTTTTTAACTACAAATATTTATTAAAATGAGTATCTTCATTGGGGAAACAACGCATGAACAAATTACCAGTCGGGATACTCCCACACAATCAACTGTTTTTTACTTCTTTTGTCTGTAATTCTTTTTATGGTACAATGTTTACACTCATAAGAATATGACGATGGCAAATATTTTTTTCCTTTTCTTGTGATATAGTAATCAGTCATCAAGTCTTTAGTTTCCCCACAGACCCTACATGTTCTTTCTCTGAAAAGTAAATGATCTAAAATAAATCCATCTTCGATATCCATTAGAAACCTAACATATATTCTACATCAGTATAAGGATTTCCATATCCATCGGCATACCAAACATTTCCATCTTCATCAATAAATTTTTCTTCGGCATCAATAATTCCATCTGATACAAAACCAAATGGTGCCATGTCTTGTTCTATCTGATTCTTCTGCTCTTCATAGATGCGTTTGCGAACATCGTTATCAGTCATTTCCCTGAAGTAGGGTTGAACTGCTAACCACGCAAACAGAACTAAACACATCACAAGGTCATCGTTGTATCCATCATCAGCTTCGAACGATTGATTCTTCTGAATGAATGTAGTAAGTTCACTGATAATCTCATAGTCAGAGATGAGAAGTTTATCATCCTCAATCAGTGTCTTTAAGTTAGAACACCCAACCTTCTTAGTCACCTTTGACATCTTCAAACCAAGTTGAGATTTGGTGCCAGAGAATCCTTGTCCCACAATCTGACCTGCTCTGCCTCGCATAGCACACATCAGAATGTTTGGATACTCCAAGTCATAGTGAAGAATATTTGTGACCTGTTCTCCAATATCGTTGACTTCTGCGAGAATGTATGCTTTGTTATAATTCAACGCAACTTGTTCAATAATATTTGGGAATAGGATTGGTTTGATTTCATTGTTTCGATATTTAGCAACTACCTTCCAAGGTAGTGTGGTAATATCAAATACAACAAAAGCGGAGTAATCGTTGTTGGTTCCCCGAGACACGTCAACTGTCATAATGTAATCATGGTCTGGTTTTGTCTCTTCATAAACCATCAATCCCTTGTTGCTATGTAGAGGATCATCGTAGACCATTGTGCGTAGCTTAGACGCTGAGATGAGAGTATCAACCGATCCTAAGAACTCACACTCAAACTCTTGTGTAAACTGTCTTGCTGAGGTGTTTCTGATAGTTTCTTCTTTCCACTTCTCATCTCGTCCAGGAACTGCACTCCAATGAACTTCAAGTGGCACATAACCGTTCTTGTTGCGCTCGGCATCGTGCCAGAGTTTATAGAACATATTCATGCCGTTTGGCGTAGAAATGATAATAACTTTTGTTGTCTTACCAGATGAAATCGTAGGATACACAGAACTAAAGAATTGCTCTGCCATGTGGTTAGGAACGAACGCAAACTCGTCTAGAAAGATGATGTTAAAAGAGTTTCCTCGCACAGCAGATGATGAGGTGGAAGCAGCGATAATTTTGGAACCATTGTCTAATTCCATTGAACCTTTATTCCATGCTATGATACCTTGCTGCATCCACTTAGGCAAATTTTCATATGCTAATTGTAAACGAGATAAAAGTTCCCTTGATGTTTCTGCTTTGTTTGCTAGGATAGCAATCTTAGTATTGTCATTAAAGACAGCGTAGTGTAGTAGATACGAAATAACTGTGGTTGATTTTCCCGTCTGCCTAGGAAGTTTAGCGATGTTAAATCGGTGATGATGAAAATTCTCAATTAACTTCTCTTGAAAATCATACATCGTAAATGGAACAAGACCCTCATCCAGCGAAATAATTTTTACATAATTTTTTGCAAAGTAAACTGGATCATCTTTACACTTAATAAATTCCTGAATCTGCTTCTTTGTGAAATTTATTGATGTATTAGCTTTCTTTAAATTAGGATTACCAAGATATACATTATCGCTCATTTGCTCTACCAATATCTTTTTCTATATCATTCATACTATTTAATCTTTTTTCCCATCCATCACCTTTTGTGGTTCCTTGTGCTGCATTAATACAAGTATCATCTCCAAACTTATCACATACTAAAGAAGCGAGTTCAGTTTCATTCCCCTTCTTATTTGTGCCAGACCAGAAGTGTTGCCCCCCAATCCAGCAGGCCCCACATTTGGGGCAGGTTTTGGTATCCATAAGTCTTACCTTAAGACGGTAATGTTATTATATAGGTAAATGATGTATCGTCAAGTTACAATTTACACATATTTGTGTCAGCAATTCCTTTCTTTTAGATATAAAATTGCCCTTTCTAAATTTTGAATGTTGTCAAAAAAGTTTCCCAAACCTCTATTACAATGATTACATAACATACCTCTAAACTTTCCAGTGTCGTGGTTGTGATCCATCACAAGAGATTTTATCTTTCCAACATGTTTATTGTTTTTTGATCCACCACTATCTTCTTTACCGCATATATCACATTTAGTTTGTTGTTTTAATGTGCGAACTTCATCATCTGATAGTTGCCCTCTAAATTTTCCTCGGTTGATTTCACTGCGATATGTAGCTCTACAAACCCGACACCAACTATCTAATCCGTCTTTTTTCTTATTGTGTGGTGGGAAGTAAGTTAAATTTTTTGGTTTTTTTTCCTTACATCTTGTGCAGGGTTTAGTATCTATTTTTCATACCTTTTCATTACTATTATTTATAAAAATGAAAAGGTATGAAATTAACAGTTCCAGGCTCTCAAACTTTTATTTACTCTGCTGTCTGGGTCTCTCGCTGTTTTTTTACTTGTAAGTTTTTTCTTTAACCCTTTCATTCTGGCACAAAATGACGCCCTGCGGGGATTTCCAACCTTTTTTGAAGGTGCTTTAAGGTCGCTTCCAGGATTCTCACGCTCGTAAGATTTTCTTCCTTTTTCATTCAGACCACCTTCTGAATTTTTACCAGACTTTTTTGTCCAAGCAGCCCCCTCAGCAACATACTCTTCATTCTTACTGCTCATGTAATCAGCAGCAGTATCAATGTAATCGGTAGCAAGAGTTACTTTTGATTGAACCCAAGCAGGAAGTTGCATTTTGGGGTCTTGAACTACTGAGCGAAGACGATTAACAGCATCCTCGATAGTATCAAGTTGACTCATAATCATTCCACCTTCATCATCAAGTTCTCTACCCATAGCAACAGCAATATGATTTTCGTTAAGTTGATTTCTAAGTTCTTTGAAAGTTTTCATGGTAGTAAAACAGTTTTTTTCTTATGAAAAATAACCTATTGGAGTGGCATAAACATCAGATGCTGAATCCACTTTCAATTTTTGATTTGCTTTGATATGTAAAACAATTTGTGAACCAGGATTTTGA